TCAAGAAGAAGACTACTGAAGCATAAAAAAATAAAAACACAATAAAAATAAAAACACAAATAAACAAAAAAACACAAAAAAATAAAAAAACAAAAAAAAAAAAAAAAAAAAAAAAAAAAAAAAAAAAAAAAAAATAAAAACACAAAAAAATAAAAACACAAAAAAATAAAAACACAAAAAAATAAAAACACAAAAAAATAAATAAAAACATAAAAAATAAATAAACAATTTATTTATTTTTTTTCATACCACATGATATACTTCGTCTACGGAGATAATCGGAAAACTTATTCAAAAACTATATTGAATATAATATCACCCCGAGATTCTACATTACATATATCATTTTCTATGATTTGTGATACACCTATATTTTTCAATATATAGGTTTGCGACATCTTACAAAATAACTTGTTCAAAGGGATGTCAAATGGTTTATTACCTATTAAAACAACTATAGAATCTTGATTCAAGAGAGAAAAAGTAAATGAAACGCGATGTACTACTAACAAATTATTATTTTCATCAATGGTAATATTTGAAGGCAAATCAGGAATACATTTTACTATTATGTCACCAGCAGAACTATCAAAATAACATTCATTATGCCAAAGAGGAACATAATATACCTCTTTTTCTATTATCAATTTATACACATTATCATTTATAAGGTCGTTTATACTGGGATTTAATATATATATTTGGACATCATTATATTTTTCAAGAATGATATCTCTCACCTTAACCAATATACTATCATTAATATGTAAGATAGACTTATATTTGAAAATAAAATTGTACACTGACAATGCTCGCTCTTTATCTAAGTCTTCGAATAATTTTAAAGAAATAGTAGTATATCCACTTACGATATCTTTAACGATGGATGAAATGAATTCATTATAAGTTCCTTTTAAAAGTCCATCGATGAATAAATTTACTATATATGTATAACCATAGTATTGACTATTATTTGAACTATTATTTGAATTATTATCACCATCTACATGATCGTCCTCATGTGATCCATCTATAATACTTATTTCTCTCTTTAACACTTCATAGGCTTCATTTATTTTCTGGAATGTTTCTTTAGATGCAATAGTGTTGCCATTTTTATCAGGATGATTTTGTAATGCCAATTTATGATATCGTTTTTTTAAGTATTCTAATGTCAAACTATTTATTTCATGTTTATCTATTTGTAATATTTCGAGTGCATCTACTAAATCCATATCAAGGTTATCTGATAAGTAAATAAATAAATAAATTTCTAAGTAGTAAAACGTAGAAAGTTATTTTATAGAATAGTCCTAAACTCCGTCGGCTATCGCCTTCGGAGTTCAATCACTCACCTTCGACTTCGTCTGCGGCTCGCAGCAAAATCCATGTATAATAGATATTAAATAAAACAAATAATTTTCCAGATGATAAATAGGTCTGTAATTATTGTTATAGTATTGGAAAAATGTATACGTTTTAATAAGTATTTTTGATAGGTCTTTATGTTGGATTTTTTTCTGGGTAATAAGGGTAGACACTATGTACCAAACGCTATCAGTAATATCCAGATTATAAATAAATATGTCATATAATAAATCTCTGAATTTTAAGAATTTGAGGTCATCAATAGCTAACATGGAATCTAAAATTTTATCACATATAATTTTATGAGGATGAGCAAGTTGAATATTAGCCGTATGTAAATTTTTTATATTTGTTATATTTTCGAGTGCAATATTGTTTGGTAATTTTATTTTAAGACATTTATTATAAAGAGTTTTAGATGGTCTCGAAACATTGATTACCTCACAACTATTCAAAATATTATCTGGAATAAAACTAAGTTCTTCTGTTATCAATATAAATTTTAAACTGATAGAGGTCGTTGTATTTTGTTGCATATAACTATAGAAATTTTCCAATAACTCGCTGTGTATTTCATGGAAATTTTTACATAGAATAATACCAGATTTTTCAGTTTTTGCAGAAATAATGTCTATAATTTGAAGGAATATGTCATGCCACAATAATTTGGAATTACATCCCAACAAAGACATGTCTATTTCATAGTGTATATCGCTTATTTTAAAAAAATATTGCTGCTTGTTATAAGTTACACTTATTTTTTTTTCATATTTTAATCCTGTTGGACTATATTTTTTAATAGAGTTTAACATTTGTGTATATTTACCAACCCCAGAAGGTCCAAAAAAAATTAAGTTTTGAAGAGTTTGAATAGTGGGAGGAAATGTGTTGAATATTTTCCCCAGTTTTGGATGTAAATTTTCATCCAGTGATGCATGAATATATTCTTCAAAATGAGTTTCTAAAAATTTCATTGCTCGTTCTATTATTTACACGATAATCTTTTATTTGATATTTTTGGTAATACTTAATAATTATAATTGTCATAAAACAATTAAAAACAAAATAATAATATACTATAATACCTACAAATGAATATAGTTAAAAACATGAACCAATACGATTTAAATAATATATATTTTTGTGATCCAATAAAAAATAATGTTATGAGCAACGGATTATTTATTAGAATAATATATTCAACCCCTTATGTTGTACTAAATGGAATTAATTTATTTGTATCATTAAATGATATTAGTGTCGAAAAATATTACAATAAATACAAATGTGCATTCAATGTGAATACACACAAAGAACTCATTGATAGTATTAAAATAATAGAAGAAGGAATTTTAAAAAACGTCGATATCAAGCATAAAATACCACAATACAAGGTGTATGAGCAAGTTAGAAATGGAAATATCAAAATTTTTTCAGACAATATTGAAAAAATCAATAACAACTTATTTATGTTGAAGATTTCGGGAATATGGGAGACAGAAACGCATTATGGTATTACGTATAAGTTTTCAAAAATAGAACATCCATAGGCGCTAGCTGGAGTATGGAAGGAGAATTATCCATCTGTTATGTAACTGGATAATATAGTTCCTAAAGTGTTGGCTGATATTATGTTAATAACGCCTAATAAATATATTCCCATACCGCTAACTTTAGACAATGAATTTGAATCTTGAAATTGTTTTTTAGTTGTTCCGTCATAAAATATGATCAATTGAAGCATAATTAATACTAGACAAATATTTGAAAAGGTATAATAACCACCGGATGTGTTTCCTGTAGAAATTCTATCTATATTTTTGCCTAATAAAGATAGCAAAAAAAGAATAGTACCTACTATCATAAGCAATGGTCCAGCAGAAAAAAATCCTGCTATGCCGTCATATACATGGGCCAATATATAAGCTGCTATTACCAGAATACCTGTTGCTATACATGAATATCCAACCATAGTTCCAATAATACCACCTGACGAAATGCTACCAATCGTACATAATATAATAATTACTCCTGTTGCAATTAAAGCATATGCCAAATTAAATATTAAATCGCGATTTAACCCAGGCATCTTATAGATAATTAATATTTTATTTTTTATTATATTATTTCGTTACCAATAATTTAATATCGTCGATTTGTTTCTGCATATCTTGTATTTTTAGTAATAAAATTGGCACAAGTTCTAAATAATTAATGGTTTTAATCGTATTAGTCGTTTCTTCACCATTTTCTTCATCAGTTGTATCAGTTGTAGCAATAGTGATTTCAGACACTAAATTAGGAAAAAGAAATTCTACATCTTGTGCTATTAATCCATAATGTAATTTTTGTTCTTCGTCTGCAATATAGGTATATTGTTTGGGAGTAAGATCCATTAATTTATCACTAATTTTTAAAGGAAGGTCTTCTACATTTTTTTTTAATTTCGCATCGGATGGATTATTAATACTTCCCCCGACTATCAAATCTTTCACAATATATACACTAGATTTATTATTTGATGGTGTTAATACCTGTTGTCTGCCTCCGCTAGGATCAGTATACGTGGTAAATGTCCATAAACTTGCATTGGATCCACCATAAAAAGATTTAACATATGCTGTAAGGGGAGGTTGTCTTCCTCCAGTATATGTAGATGATCCAAAATTCATTCTAGTATTTAAAAATATATTAATAAAAGTAATTTAACAAAAAACAAATTAAAATAATCGCGATTAAATGTATATGAGCAGATTTAATACATCATCAAACCATCCTATTATTCCTAATTCACAAGAATATGTTTACGAAAAAAAATTTGTTTCTATTCATGCTGAAGATAGAGATGTATTAAGATATCCAAGTTCTAGCGAGTTTGAAATTGAACTACCGCAAGATTATTGTAACGTTCAAGCAGTCAAATTAAATACATGGACGTTTCCTGCTAATTATAATACTTTTTCATTAATCCAAAATAATATTTCCATGACATTTAAGATTACAAAACCTTATAACCCTGGTGAATATAGTGTAACAGATCCATTGCTATATGTTATATTTGAAGCGCTTAATAATTATGGATATGATAAAAATTTTTTAATTTTAATAGAGGAGGGCTTTTATAATCCTATACAAGTCGCAACAGAACTAACAAATCGATTTAATAATTCTGTTTCTGGAGTAATATTAAATTATATGAATTCTGTAGGTACCCCACAAGCATTAATAGAGGAATTTGTTAATGCAGGGAGCTACACTCAATTTGTAGTAGTATATAATCAAGTTGCTCAAAAATTATGGTTCGGAAATAAGAGTTCGGAATTTATATTAACGAATGATTCTGAGTTGTATGCATTATCTATTCTTAAAAATGTACAATGCTTTAGACCTCAATTACCCGATTTTTCTAATTGGGGATTACCCGCTTATTTAGGATTTACTAGATGTCCAGTACCCGCAACTCCTCCGGTACCTTTTCCAAATGTATTACCTAGATTTTATTATGGAGATGTAAGTCCAGGAGATAATGGATATTGGTTAGTACCTGACCCAGAATATGGAGCTTGTTTAGTTTATTATTTAGAAGCTCCTGCTAAAATAAATTTGATGGGTAATTCTTATTTTTATATGGAACTTGCTGGACTAAATAATATGGACGAGACGATGCCATTCTCAGCAAATACATTCACTACACATACAAATACGACAAATGGAATAGTTAATTCAGCATTTGCTAAAATTGCTATTACAACAACCCCAATTGCGCAATGGTTTGATAATGGATGCGATAATTATAAATATTTTAATCCTCCTGCAGAAAGGATTCGAAAATTGAAAATAAAATTGAGATACCATAACAATTTATTAGTTGAATTCGGTAAATTTGATTATTCTTTTACATTGGAATTTTGCATACTGCGACCACAAAATCAGAAAGATTACAAAATGGTTGTACCGGAGGTGATTAAGTTTAGTTAATCTTATGGTCTTATGGTCTTATTTGGTATGTATCCATAATCCAATTTTTAATAATAGTTGTGTGACAAGTTTTATAATCTTCCTGAAATCCGTTTAATTTATAAAAGGTTGGTTTTTTCATTTTCGTTGTTTTATAATAAATATAGTCTCCGTATTGTCCATTTCTAATGCTAATATTATCAGTTATTTCTCTAATAATATTTGATTTAATGGGTGCAATGCTGTCTGGATCGGTACCAGTACCGGCGCCAGTGCCACCAACTAAACTATCTAATATTACTACAACTTCATCATAAGTAATGTTGTCTAATGGCCTGTTGCCAAAACTAGACAATGATTTTGAATTAGTACCCCAATTTACATATATTCCAAATTTCCCCTTCCTAAGAATTAAATCTTCCTCTCTATATTTTCCCAAAACAATAGATGCTTTCTTTTCAAGGTCAACCACATCTGTAATGTTATACTCTCCTTGTTTTAATTTATTCAAATCTATATCCTTTTTTACGGGTTTAAATGTTACCTCTTCTTTACCATTATTAGTTTCAGTGCACTTGATAACAGGTCCATGTTTCCCAATAATATAAGAATGTGTGTCATCTATTACTATCTCATGTTTTCTCTCATCTGTCAACCCCTCTAATAGTAGTTTCATTTCTATCAAACATTGACTACATAATGTATACCATACTACATCTCCCTTTGATATTTTATCTAATTCGGATTCCATGTTACTTGTGTATTCGTAATTAAACAATTTATCAAAATGTGTACATAAAAATTCCATTACTATTATACCTAGTGGTTGAATGACTAATTTACCTTTTTCGTTACCAAATTCTCTATTCGTTTTGGTTTCTGTGATAGTTTCGTCGTGTAACTCAAAATCTCTACATGATACTTGTAAACCTTTTACGTCTTCTTTTTTCACATATCCGCGTTCTTGAATTTTATCGATTAATGTAGAAAAAGTGGAGGGTCGGCCAATACCATTTTCTTCTAGAAGTTGCACTAATTTGGCTTCGGAATAATGCTGTTTCAGTTTGGACATGGTAACGATGGAAGTAATTTTCTTGAAAGTGATGGAACTATTTTGTTTTGTTTGAAGCAAATAGTGGTATTCCTTGTTAGAATTTTCTTCCGATTTTTCCTTTTCTTTTGATTTATTCGCGACTATTTTCCAACCAGGAAAATCGATTATTTCACTGGTATATACATATTTGTAGTCGCAAATAGCATTTACGTTAGCAGTTATTTCATAAAATTCTGCGGGAGACATGCAACTTTCTAAGGATGTTTCCCAAATTAATTTATACATTTTTCTCTCTTTTAGAGATAAATCTACATCTTCTGGTAGTTCTCTCATACGAATATCAGTTGGGCGAATAGCTTCATGTGCTTCTTGAGGAGGTGGTGATTTTACTGGTGTTTTAGCTGTTTTAGATTTTGATTTTTTTGGATTAACTACTTCGACTGCTGCTGTAGTAGTAGTTTCAGTAGTAGCAACACTACTATTATTTGCTAATAGTTCGATATTAGAACTGATATAGCTATCTTTATTATACGTTTGAACAATATATGTCTTTACCGAATCTATAAATTCCTTACAATATTTTTTACTATCTGTTCGCATATAGGTAATGTATCCAGCTTCATAAAGAGTTTGACACAATTTCATAGTTTCTTTTGGTGATATGTGCATATCATTACTCGCCAATTGTTGAATTCGTGAGGTAGTTAATGGTTGAGGTGGTTGTTTACATACTTTGACGGGTTCAGTTCTACTATAAATATGCTCAAAATCATTTGATTTTTCTAGAAAGTCAGAAACCTGTTCTTCCAATTCAAAATGTTTATTCAATAAAAATGGAATACATTTGTTACCGAAATAACCAGTGGTATTATATATTTTTTTTCCAGGTGATTTATTAATATCTTGTTGGTTGTCATAGACAAGTCGTAATGCGGGAGTTTGACATCTACCAGCAGATAAACTATTTTTTGAATTTTTTGATATATATTTCCATAATAAAGGGGTAATGGTAAATCCCACAAGTACATCTAATATTTGACGGGCTTGTTGTGAGTAAACTAAATTCATATTAATGGTAGTTGGATAATTTATGGCGTGGTTTATTGCGGATTCTGTTATTTCATTAAATATTATGCGTGTTGTTGTTTCAACTGGTAGACCAAACAGATCACAAATATGCCACGCAATGGCTTCTCCCTCTCGATCACCATCCGGAGCCAATATTACATGATCCGCTTTCATTATTTCATTTTTTAAAAACGCAATGTGCTTTGTTTTTTTTGGGTCGTCAATAATGTTAAATTTTGGTTCAAAATTATTTTTAATATCAATTGCCTCCAATGATGATAGTTGCCGTAAATGACCAAAACTAGCAACACATTTATATCCA